GTTATATCAAAAGATGCAGGATTAAGACTGTAATTACCAGAGTCATCAATTGCTTTTATCAAAAACCTATAAGTTCCGTTTAACTCTGCCTGCCAGCTGTAAGTATTTTGAGAAATAGCAGTTGCTAATACCCTCGCTGAATCCCAAAAAACACCCATCCTGATTTCATACCCCCACAGATCAGCATCAGGAATATGTGACCAATTGAAGTTTATAAACTGTCCATTTTGTTTGGCAGTAAAGTTTTGAACATTACTTGGCGGGTCTAATTTGCCAAGCGTATATATGCTTGCTTTTGGTGCATCTTCAATTTTTTGCTTTGCACCACCAGTATTAACTGATACAACTGCTACTTGATAAAGGATATTAGATAATACATTCTGTATTTTGAAAAATCCATTTTGAGCAACCCCTGCATATCTCCAGCTCCCTCCATCCGAATACCAGACTTCTGCATATTTAAAATTATAAAGAGGCTCATCAAAATAAACATCTATAACATCTATAATTGAGCCGTCTTTATTCTTTATCAGCAGTTCGTCAAGTTTAATGTTTTTAACAGAAGGAATTGCTTCTAAAGAAGAATAATCGTAGGTTGGGATAGCAGGCTGTCCATAATCAACATTATAGATGCTTTCATTGTATTCAATTGCCGTGATGGTTGCTTTCTGGTCATTTGCTTTTGCAAGTCCTATAATCCTGAAAGGTTTTGAAACTTTCTGCAATTCACCAAAAGCATATATGTCATATTGTTGTGGGATAGAAGAAAACGGTGATGATACGGTAAATGTATCATATTCACCGCTTTGTGCTGGATTTACTATTGTTTTATCAACGATTGTATCATCTGCAAGTTTTATTGTTATCCCGTATGATTTTGTAATGTCTATATATATCTTCTGGTCAAGAGTAACAGTCGTGCTTGTTGCAGAGACAATTCTGCCACCATAGCCCCATTGTGGAACATCGTGTTGAACATAAATAACATCACCGATTGTGCAAGCAATACTATCTATATCTGTTTCAAATTCAATTGTTCTTGTAAGATATTGATTACACAAAAGCCGATACATACCAGCACGCCAAGCTTCTGATGGCTTTATTATTCCCGCAAGCTGGATGCTTGACTTAACAGGCACTGAACCATCTGGTGGCATAAAAACTGTAAACTTATCACGCTCAAAATCACGCTCCATATTTATAAAGTCAATCTCTATTTCATTTGCCCTGTCCTGCATTGACAGAAATGTCTCCTTGAAAGAGTCAACTCCTATATTTCCAACAGAAAATAGTTGAACTGGATTTGCTGGTTTATCTATTGCAACAGTGATTTTTGAACCATTGAAGACAAGAACTGCTCTCCCAACCTGGCATACCTGCATAGCAGCTTCCCACATTGATGTGGCTGAGTCAAATACGCCATTGAATGTGCATCTTTTTTCGTATCCACCTTTACCATCTGGAACAAGTTCATCACAGTAGTCAGCCCACTCTTTAAACTTCACAAGATCAAGTCTCGCAGGGTCTATACCATCATACCTGATCACATTTAGGTTATTGTCAAATACTGGTTGCGTAAGAATGTCCCACGCTACCCAAGCAGGATTATTGTTGTATTCCACTTTCCACTGTGAGCCATTCCAAACACGGATTAAAGACCCTTCGCACATGCATGAAAATCTAAAAGACCCTGACAACTGATCCGTAGCGAGTGCTTTTATCCCCACTATTGCAAGTCTTGGATATTGAAAATCATCATAGTATATCTCTCTTACTGCTGTAAGATACATGTCATCGCCATATCTTGCAGAATTTCTATCAGGTGTAAGTTTTGATACTTTGATTCTGTATTTGCCTTCCTGCAGATTATCTACTCTAAATGTTTTTCTTATAGCAAAACGATTTGAATCAGTTATTGTTGGATATCCTACTGTTTCAGAAACAGTAATAACCTCTTCAATTAATATCCACCGCCAGTAGCAATCACCCCCCCAGTCATATTGCCCGTCATATTGCCCGTCATATTGCCCGTCATATTGCCCGTCATAATGTTCATATGGATTAGTGCTTCCAGCAGAGACTTCTATCCAGCATATACTCCCATAATCCCAATCATAATCCCAATAACCTAATGACCATCTAAAACATACAATTGTTTTTTGATAGGTAACTATTTTCGTTGTTATTGGAGTCCATGTGCTTTCGCCTTCCTTCTGAATTTCTATTTTAATATCTATTGAATTAGCCTGGATATTCCCGTTGTCATCAACATAAAAAATACCAGCAGGGAAGGTTATATCTATTTCCAAACCACCAAAAGAATTGCCTACAGTTAAATATGTGTAAGGATTTCCATAAGTAACTTTTACTCCCATTGTATATTCCTGAAGTGTATCATTAAAATTAGGCACAGGAGATTGATTTAAATAACCATATCTTGAATGTGTTTCAACTCCTTTCAAATCGTTCACAGGCTGGTCATTAATTTTGTAGTCATAAAGTCTGTATATCGGTCCGAGTCCTATTCCAAGCAAAACATTTAGATACTGGCTGTTTTCAATGTTTTGAATGTATGTAGATATAATATTGCCATAGACTTTATTAAGCCCATATATTTTTGGAACAGGAATACCCTGCTGTTGTGTTGTCTGTGGATTCCACGAATAAGTTATTGATTTATCAAAATCTGTTTTGTCAATGTTCAGCTTTGGTTTTGGCGGTGGTAAAAAAGCATTTACAAGAAATCCACCGATAACAGTTAACCCAGCTGCTACAAGCTGAATTCCTAAAGCACTTTTAATACCTAAAAGAGGTGCAAGTCCTGGTGCTAATACATGTGCTGCAACAACAACAGCAAGCATTAAAACAGTCCTAAGAATATTTTTGCCACCGCCACCAGTTAGCTCAGGAACAAAAAGAATCTGGTCACCTTTTTGAGGATAAGTTAAAGCTAATTCTTCTTTTGGAATTAGCTTGCCATTAACTGAAATTGATACTTCAATATCTTCAGGAAAGAACTCCTTGCGTAAGTCAAGAAGTGTTTGGCACTTAAAATCTATGAATTTGATTTCTCTGTCATATCTATTAAATGGGTTTTTTATCAGGACAAGGCTCAGTTTTTCCATCTATAAAACCCCGCTATTTTCCTTTGCCACACAGGGCTGTCTATTCTTTCAATTGTTACTTGAGTCTTTTCAAGAATGTGAATAAAATACGGTGGTTCAAGCATAACTCCAATATGGCTTACATAAGGATATCTAATATAAAAAGCAATTAAACAGTATGGCTCTGGAGTATCTATCTTTTCAAAATATTCCTTGCCAGTTTTTATCATCTCATGTATAATCTCAGCCTTAGTTGCAAACCCAAACTCAGGAAGATCCTTGCCTATACGTTTGTAAACTTCCATGCAAAGTCCGTAGCAATCATATGTATCAGGTCCTCTTCCTCCATATTCAAATTTTTTACCGAGCAAGTCCTCAAACAATTCTTAAATAACCTCCTGATAAGCCTTTAAATCCGCCAAATCTTGCGGTGTTACCATGTAGTTTGCAATCTTCATAGGTTCTTTTGCATGTAGTTGCTGGTCCACTATAACCACATTCCGCAGATTTAAATTGCCAGTTACAATGCTCCGCTATATACATATATGGTGGAAACATCTTTCTTAATGGGTTAGGCGTGCCTAATGTAAATGTTGCCCAATATGCATCAGTAGAAGCTGCTATAACATCAAAAGTCATCTCAAGCTCTGAATAATTCTCATTTAAATATGCTGTGTTTACAACTCTAAGGGTTACAGTTGCCCCTATGCCTCCATTATATTCTTCAAGATATGCCTGAATCAATTTCGTGACATTGCTTATTCGCAGGGTTACAGATGGGATCTCGCCCTTTACTGTCTGTGTTGTTGTGTCAAGTTCAAAAGCAATAGCATTATAAGTATGCCCATTAAACTGTATATTTTCGTTATTGTTGCAGAAGTATAAAATTGTATTATCAGGCAGTTTTATGTCAAGCAGAATTATCCAGGGAGATGTTGCGTTAAGTTTGTTCTTCTCAAGGATAAGATTTGCAGGAAGATTTTTGGGCATTTTACAGCTCCCTTAGTTCTATTTCACACTTCCAATAATCCAGAAAAACTAATTCAAACTGTGGTGGTTTGGTGAAAATAACAGTATGTTGCGTTTGAGCTTGTGGATGCGTCCATGTAAAACTACCAGCACCTTTAATTGTATTTTTATAAAAATCATCAATTAATGCTTTATCTGCATTTGAAAGCAAATTATAAATTATGGTGAAAATTCTTCTTTGTTTTGTAAATCTTGGTCTTGTATGTTCATACCCAGCTTCAAATTTACTTCTAATGACATTGTCTTCATAGGTTTCTCTAAGCGGATATGAAGGATTGGTTGAAAGTGTTGGGAATGATGGCATTATTTTACCCCCGCAATAGCGTGTCTAAGCACTCCATAATTTTCTATATTTTTCAAAATGACATTAATCACATACTTTTCCCCATCAAAACTCATTCCCTTTTGTTCCATATCAACAGGAACTCCCGTTTTATTCTCTACATTTATTGCCACATTTACACCAGCAGGAAGTTGCCCTTTGTTTATTTTGTCAAGAAAGTCAACGCCTTTTCTTGAGACAACATACTCACCTTTTTGAAGTATTGCAGGAACTTCATCCCATGC